CTGTGCGGCAGGGTTCTTATCAAACCATTTACTAGCTTTCTGCATAGCAAAATACTCTTTAATTATTGCTAACATCTTCCGTTGTGACTTTGCGATAATATACTACTACATCTTTTAATTCTGTAATATATCTTTTTAGTTCTTGCATGTTATATGCCATAACTTCATAATCTGGTATTGTCATAGCTAAAAATACAAGTTCCCCTTCTTGTTGTTCTATTCTTGCGAGTTGTTCTTCCCAGTTATCAGGAGTAACAACAATCCACATTGGTTCTTTTAAATCAATCTCACGAGGCATGATAGGTTGAACTATCGTCCTCTCGATTGGCTTTGCACTAACCTCTATCTGTTTAGTTGGAATTAGGCTGCAACTGCAAGCCATCATCGAGATTGTCAACAGTATCGCTAAGTTTCTCGATGTCTTCAAATGCGTGTTTTGTTCCATTATTTATTTTCCTCTCCATATCTACTGGGTCTGCTAATATTTTTGCAGTTAATTCATAGTTCTGAATGAACTGTGTGTATCTGTTTAATTCTCGTTGAGCCGCTTGACTTTTAACTGTCATTGACTGCAACTGTTCTGTTTGTAAACTAAAGTCGTTTTGTAAAGTAGCTATAGCTTCTTCTTGTGTAGCTATTGCTCCCTCTAGTTTAACATTATTTTCTTTAAGCGTAGTGTTCTCTTGATAAAGCCAATATCCACCTAGCCCAAGAATTATTATTATACCTATTAAAAATTGGTTCATAATGCTTCTATCCTATAATTTAATCCTTCTGCTCCTCGTATTTCTACTAAGTCGCCATCGGAAGTTTTGAAACGCAGATATTTATCTTTGCGATTATAAAATTTTCGCACTATGTATTCTCTATCATCTGCATCGCCCCAAGTGCTGTTATAGCTTACTGTGAGTCGATACTCTGTTACGAATAGTCTATAAAGCCATTTCCATGCTTCAATCAACCATATCTTCAATGAATTCAATTATATCTCCTATCGTTTCTAGTGTTTCTGCTTCATCATCTAATATTTCTATGTCGAACTCTTCTTCGAGACACATAACTAATTCTACAATATCTAATGAGTCTGCACCTAGGTCATTAACTAGATTATATTCGGGACTAAGCATATCAAAGTCCCTGTCTAATTGCTGTCCAATAATTCTTTTAACTCTATCTTCTAAACTGAACATTAGAATATCCACCAAAGAATTACTACTATAAGCACTCCTTTCATAAAGGAATATAACATCATTTCATAGTCTGACCAACCAAACCATTCTTTTTGCCATAGCCAATAGTCTTCGTGTTTTTCTTTAGCGTTTATCCAAATCTCTTTTATTTTTTCTTTCATTTTTTGCTGTTTCCTGTAATTTTTCTACAAATTCTTGCACATACTCTTCAAGAGACATTCCTCTCTCCGCCGCATGTGCTGCTGCTGCCATCATCATTTCTTGGGAAATTTTTATTTTAGGCATCTTCCCAAGGCTCTCCTAAAAAGAGTAATGCCTCAGCCTCTCTTCTACGAACGAGGCCGTCTAAAACTTTTCCACCTGCTTTATTCCACCTTTTAATCTGTGCAGGAACTCCATCGAAGTCCCAATCATTTAATACTTTTAGTAAGGTTGAATTTTGTAAGTTTGTTGAGCCGAGATTGTATACCCATGATACTAGGGCATCAAACTGGTTTTGTGATAAAGAGCAATGAACCATATTTCTTATGTAGTTTTCATACTCTTCTAGTTCTTCTACTAACATTTCGTTAGCAGTTTCTTCTGATATTACCATGCCTTCCTGCACTCCTTTGGTATGACCATATCCAATAGTCCATACTCCTGCAGGGCATTTGTAGGCATTTAGTTCTAATCCTTCAAATTTTTTAATGAGGGCTAGACCCTCTTCGCTTATTTTCATCATAATGAAAAACTTTCTCCGCAACCACATCTATTTATTTCAGATGGGGTTCTAATTAAGAAATACTTTTGTAAATCCTTCTCTACCCAAGATACTTCTATGTCTGGGGTTGTTGATAATGTAATACTATCTACAGCGATACACTCATGATAGACTGTATCAGTAGGACTAGGACATTCCTCAAACTGAAGTTTATACTCATAACCTGTGCAGCCTGCAGGAACTATCCCAATACGAACGCCCCAGACTTGCTCTGAGGCGATTCGTTTTCTTAAAGTATTAAGTGCTTCGTCACTAATCAATAGCATAGTATTGTCGTCAATATAGCGGCATCATAGCTACTAGCATGAAAGCGAAAACTCCTACGAGTCCTCCTATTTCCAGCCATTGTTCTACTTGCTGCTCGTCTATCTTACCTACACCTTGTCTTAGTTTATTAACTATTGTTTCCACCATTTATCTCCAAAATCTTTCGTGTGGAATTCGGAGTTCTTGACAAGGCGATTGTCAATAAGCCATTTGCTAATTCGACATTGTCTACTTGAATGTCGGCATTAATAATGAACTTTCGTTCAAAAGACTTTAGACTTAATCCTTGATGAACAAAATGCTCATTTTCGGTAAGTTTTAATTCTTTTTTCCCTCTAACAACTAATTCAGTTTTATCATGAATCAGCTCTAGTTCTTCTTGTTGCCAGCCTGGGACTGCTACTTCTACTCGAAAGTTCTCGTCCTTGGTGTTTTCGACTATGTTATATCTAGGGTATGAAGTATCTGTGTTTTTCAAATACCAGTCGTTTTCCATACCTAGCCAAATTTTGCTAAAATCAATCGTCATAATTTTTCCTCCAAATGTTCACGATTTGTTAAACATCTTGTATCTCCTAATCGGTAGATACGCCAAATATATCAAGCAGGCATGATTACCCACTTGATATATTAATTATACCAAACTTGAACCAAAATGTCAAGAACTATTTTTGGGGTCAGTCCTCAAAATCGATTTGTTTGGTTTCTTTTAAATAATCCAGCGTAACTGAAATACCATCTTGCTTTCCATACCAGTATGCCCCATAGCAAGAGATAGCTAGCCAGATAAGATATGCTAAGTCTATTTCATTCATAAATATATTATACTAAATTTTAAGCGCCAAGTCAAGAACTATTTTTAAAGGTGTTCAAAAATAAATCTTGACTTTTGGTTTTCATTTTGATATAATACTTGTATGAAAAATAATCAATGGACAGATACAGAACGGGCGAGACTCAAGAAAGTGTATAACACAGTTGACTCGACTAAACTTCAGGTTTTATTTCCAGGGCGTAGTCTGTCTTCCATTACTAGCCAAGTTTCCTACTTACGAAAACGAGGCTGGACATTCCAAACTAAGAGGGATAATGCCATCGATTGATTGTAAAAATATGCCTCTACATAGAGCCCTTCGTATATTCAAAAGAAAAGTTGAAAACGCTGGAACGATACTTGAAGTGCGAAAACGTGAGCATTATGAAAAGCCAAGTGCGAAAAGACAAAGGTTAAAAAATGCTGCGCGAAGACGCAATCAAAAGGAAAGAAAAGCAGAAATTCAACGAGAAAAAGAGGCGCGTAGGAAAGCAAGACGAATATATTGACATCATTTTTCAACTACACATCAGAAAAATAAAATATTTTATTATCCAACTCATGCATAGGAACTCAGCGTTATGATACCTACGAAAAACAACTCTTGTGTTTTTGGTAAAAGTATGGTATAATATTATCATTAAATAAGATGATTGACTATGACAAACAACAACTTATCATCACTCCTCGGAAATCTCGCTTATACACACTTCGTGTGAAGCAGAGCTCTGGAACGAAGTGGAAGAGCTTACCTTCGAAGTCGTGTATAGTAGCGAGAGAGACCACGATATGACTTTTGTCAATCATCATTATTCTAAAGAAAACCAACTAAAGTCATATTTAACTACCAACTATATCCAACAATTACTACAAATTCGTCCAAATTTTCCGTAATTTTTTCGTATTTTTAATTACTGAATTGTAATACTTATGTGAAATTTTATGTGTAATAGTAGTAATTTTCTCTAGTTTTACTACTAGCTATATAAAGGGTATAGACCCCGCTATGAGTTTAGCGAGGACTATCTGTGATTAGTCTAGCATTTTTAGACTCTGTGGTGAACTTATACCCGTCGCGGTCTACTAAAGTCAATCCGACCTTATTATTTAATGCTTGTAACACTTTCGGCTCTCCAGCCACTTGAAAGTATTTTCCACGCTCAGCTATAATTTTTACTAGCTTTTCATTATTGGGTAGTATCTTAACCCATCTCTTTGCCCAAGCACTCATAGTTCCTCCATGACTTGTATTCTTAGTCCACTCTCATCATTTTCATGACCTGTTTTTAGAGTTGCTACTAATACTTTTAAATCAGCTTTTGGAGACTTCTCCAACCCCGCTATGTCTTGATGACTGATATTCAACATAAATGCTATGCTTTCTACCAATTCTCTTTTAGTTACGGGGTCTTCGCCTGTCTTGGTCTTATAGACTGTCTTTTGATATACGCCTTCTCGTGATAGCTTTCCTATTATAGATTTTATACTCTTATTAAGTTCCATACTTAGTTTTTCTACTGTCTCACGAGTGGGTTCTGCTTTATACCACGCTTTCATTACTTCGACTTGTTCTTCTGTATAATTTACGCTCATGCTATATCTCCTAGATTATCGTAAGTTTCGCTATTGTTTTGGTTTCTCTCATGGACTTTTAATAGGTCATTTACTTGTTCCCTTGCTAATGACCAGTCCTTACAGACCTGAGAGACTGCCTGCATCTTCGACATTCCATCTTCCATATGATTTTCTACATCTTCATAGACATCATACGCTAGATGATTAGTCTGTTGGTTTGTCGACTTCATATACTTCTTTTATCCTCTTTAAAATAACTTCATACTCATGGTTTAATTGTAGAAGCTCTCTGTTTAAAATGTCTATTTGTTCCAATATTGTAGTAGTATCTTCATCACATTCTTTTAAATATCTTCTAAGTAGTTCAATTTCCTGAACTCGATACTTCTTTCCTACTCTTTCTACTCCGCCAATGGTTCTTTTTAATGTGCTACTCATAGGAAATTTTATTACTTTACCCATGATGACCTCCATCAGCCATACTTTGTAAGTATGCATCTAAAAGGTCTTCGCCTTTTAACTTAGTGCCAAAAAACCAAATAGGCACTCCGTTTCGTGTTCTTTTGATTATGCCATCATTATAGGAATAATCCGTTACCATTTTGCCGCCTTCAGTATCCTCTGGGCGAGTGTCATACCACATAGAATTTATACTATGTGTATGAATGTTCTTTATGCCACCAGCCCATTCTTCTGCTTCTAGCATTAGTCTTTGCTTTTCTACTCTATATGCATACTGTCCCATTATATGTCGCCCTCCTCTCTTACTTCGCTACGATAAACATCGAAGCCGTTTGGATATCTTTTCTCTAGCTTCTTGATATTTTCGTCCATAAC